TGGGATCGACTTTTGGCAGAGCGTCTATACCTTTTCAACCTGTGTTTTATCAATCACCTGTAAACGCTAATTCTATGTTAGAAGAATTTATATTAAAAGAAGGACGTAAAAAAGGAATGCTTGTATGACGTATTTAAATTTAATGAACAACGTCCTACGTCGTTTGCGAGAAGAGGAAGTAACAACTGTTACAGCGTCTACTTATTCTAAGATGGTAAGTGACTTTATTAACGACGCTAAACAACTAGTAGAAGAAGCTGCTGATTGGTCTGCCCTGAGAGAGACTATTGTTATATCCACAACTGCTTCTGACAACAGCTACTCGCTTACAGGCGGTGGAGATAACGTAAAGGTTATGTCTGTCATTAACGATACTCAAAACTGTTTTATGGAGTATCAAACAAAGGACTGGTTTAACGACTCTTTGTACATAGCTAACGCCACCACAGGTGCGCCTAAGTACTACACTTACAACGGACTAGACAGCAGCGGTGACACAGAAGTTCTTGTAAGTCCTACGCCTGATGCGGTTTACAGTCTACGTTTTGATGTTGTTAAAAGGCAAGCACCTTTGTCTGCAAACACTGATGTACTTCTTGTACCGTCACAACCAGTAATACATCTTGCTGTTGCTTTACTTGCACGTGAACGTGGTGAGACAGGCGGTACATCAGCAGCAGAGTACTTTCAGATTGCTAATAAGATTTTGTCTGACGCTATTGCAATAGACGCAGCTAAACATCCTGAAGAGATGGTATTTAGGACTATCTAATATGGCTCAAGAATTAAAGAGTATCAATCTTGTTGCTCCAGCTTTCAAAGGTATCAATACCGAAGACTCGCCGTTAGCGCAAGATCCGTCCTTTGCAGAAATAGCAGATAACGCTGTTATTGATAAGCGTGGTCGTATTGCATCTCGTAAAGGTCACGAAGTTCTTACAACCACCAAAACTGTGCTAGGCAGTGCAAGTATACGTTCTATTGGTGAGTTTGTAGACGATGCAGGAAATACTAAAATATTTTCTGTAGGTAATAATAAAATTATTAGTGGTACTACAACGCTGGTAGACGAGACACCCGGAAGTTACACAATTACTTCTGATGACTGGAAGATTGTAAACTTTAACGACAATGCTTACTTTTTTCAGCGTGGTTACGAACCTTTAGTTTACAACAATACTAGTGGCTCAGTAGTTAAGTTAAGCACTGTAGCAGGTGCCGCTGGGGTAACTTCTGCTAAGTATGGTAACGAGGTTTTAGCAGCATATGGTCGTCTTTGGACAGCAGACTTTAGTACAGACAAGTCTACTATTTACTGGAGTGATCTTTTAATTGGTCATGATTGGTCAGGTGGTAGCAGTGGCAACATTGACATATCAAAGGTATGGCCTGATGGTTACGACGAAATTGTTGCGTTAGCTGCTCATAATAATCTGCTTATTATTTTTGGTAAGCACAGTATTGTTGTTTATCAAGGGGCAGACGATCCTGCAAACATGTCATTGTCTGACACAGTAGCAGGTGTAGGTTGTGTTAACAGAGACACAGTACAGCATACAGGTACTGATGTATTGTTTTTGTCACAGACAGGTCTACGTAGCTTTGGCAGAACAATACAAGAAAAGTCCATGCCTATGGGCAATCTGTCTCTTAACATTACAAAAGATATTATTGGCGCTATTGAAAGCGAAACGAGCTTCTTTAGGTCTGTGTACAGCCCAGAAGAAAACTACTATTTACTGCTCTTTACATCACAAGATTTAATATTTTGTTTTGATACACGAGGAACACTAGAGAATGGGTCGTACCGTGTAACTCGTTGGACAGGCACAGGCTTTACTGCTTTTGAGCGTTTACGCAACGGTAAATTATATATAGGAACAAGTAACGGTATTAGCGAACACACAGGGTATACAGACAACAACAGCGCCTACCGTTTTAAATACTTCAGTCCCAGTTTAACATTTGGTGATGCTGCTCGTATTAAGATATTGAAAAAACTAAAGCCTACACTTATTGGTGCTAGTGGGTCTAATGCTTTTTTGAAATGGGCTTATGACTTTGATACAGACTACGCAACCTTTACTTACACGGTCGGCGGTCAAAACCCCGGTCAGTACGGTGTTAGTGAATATACGGCAGTAGAGTTTACAGGCGGTACTCTGATTAACCAACGAAGTATTAATACAACAGGGTACGGTACAAGTGTTGTTGTGGGATTAGAAGCAGATATAAATGGTACTGCTTTATCACTACAGGAGATTAATGTAATGGCAATGATAGGAAAATTGCTCTAGGGGATATTATGTCAAGTGAAATTATTGAAGAAATTATCGGCGGAGCTAATGATTCGGCAGCTATTGCTGGGGCATTAGGGTTAGGCACTGCTGGACTAGCATTAGCATATGATGCTTATGACGACTTAGGAGACATAGGAAGACAAGCCTTTAGAGAAATGTCAGCTGAAGGTGGGTTAGCTGATCGCCTTACAGGTATGCTTGAGTTTCAACCGTATACTGTCACTACCGCTACAGGCGGTCAGTTTGGTATGGGTCAAGATCCTACTACTGGTGCTATGACTTACAACATAGCTATGTCGCCCGAAGAGAGAGCATTACAACAACGTATGTTGACTCAAGCTGGTCAATTTTACGATCAAGCTGGAATGTCTGTTGCGGATCGTGAGGAACAAGTTTTTGAAAGGATGATGGATGCAATTACGCCACAACAAGAGCGTGAGCGTCTAGCATTAGAGCAAAGACTAGCGGCACAAGGAAGACTAGGGACAACTACAGCACAGTTTGGTGGTACTCCTGAGGCACTAGCTTTGGCTAAAGCTCAAGAAGAGGCGCGAAACACGGCTATCCTAAACGCTATGCAGTTTGCTGGTGATGAGCAAATGCGTCAGGCTCAACTAGGCCAAGGAATGCTGTCAGCAAGTTATATTCCTCAAGCACAACTACTAGCAGCGTTACAACCCGGAATGACAGCAGCAGAACAAAGACGTGCGGCTTTGTCAGAACAAGCGCAGACATATGGAGAAACCTATACGTCTGGTTTGCAGGCACTGCTACAGTCAGGTCTAGGTCAGGCAGGAATAGCAGGTAATGTTGGTGGAAACATTGCAAGCGCTGCTATTGGCGGCTTGTTTAGTTAAGGAGAATATACATGGCTAAATTTTCAGAACAGTTTTTAGCAAGTCTTACTCAACCTCCTTTTGCTAAAAGTATGTTTAATTTAGGTACTGCTATTGGAAGTGTACCTACTCAAATTAAACAAAAAAGAGAAACAGAAAAATTTAGGGCTGCTGATACTGAAGGGCGGTTTGATATTGCTATTGAACGAGCTTTAAAAGCAAACGACATTGCTGCTGCGACTAGTCTAACAGCAAGGAAAGAATCTTTTTTGGCTAATAAGAAATCTACTGAAGCAGCCGCCTTAGTAAGACAAAACACGGCTATTACAGATATTGTTTCCAACAACATGATTTCTAATGGTACGTTAACAGAAGTACCTACTAGTATTACAATTAATAACAAACAAGTAAAAATTGATCCTAATTTAAGGGATGACATTTTAGCTGCTGTAAACACAAAAGTAAAAGTATCAACTGCTCTTGAGGAGTCTCTAGCATCACTTTCTTTAGATTCTTTTTTCATAGACTATATAGATAAAAGTCCTGTTTTACAAGAAAATGCTTTAGTTCAAAAATCGTTGGGGGTACTGGAAGATAGAAAAAACCCTAATAAAACTATCTCTGACACGCAAGTAAGAACTGCTATTGCTGAGATAAAAAAAGCTGTAGACGCAGAAGAAAAAAGACAGCGTAGTTTAAGTGTTAGCAGCGATGTTTTAGAGGTTAGAGTTAGGAGAATGATAGAAGACATAAAGAAAAAAGGCAGTAACACTCCTTTTTGGAAAGGAAACGATATGGCTGATTTTCTTAATGACGGAGATGAAGAGCAAATCGAGTTGTTTATAAAACAAGCGGTGGCAGGTTTAAAACAAAATCCTTCTTTAACTGATTCACAAATTATTGATTTCGGTATGTCCGGTATGAAAGAAGAAATAACTGGGCAAGATCAATCTGAAGATATTGAGGCATCAAAAGCCGCAGCAGCACAGATGAAAGAAGAAGCTATATTAGGCTTGATGACAGAGTTAAATTTAACTAGAGAACAAGCAGAAGTAGAATATAACAGGCGTACCTCTCCTCCGCGAGCAAGCTCTGTAGACGCTGTTTTACGCGGTCCTTTATTGTGAGGTTTTTATGGCTCAAACTCTTGATGTAACTAATTTACTTTCTGTAATAAGAGATGCAGAATCTAGTGATAACTATGACATTGCTATAAAAAGCGGTACAGGTGAAGGAGAAGATTTAGATTTAACCTCCTTGACAGTAGGTCAGGTTAGAGCAATTCAAAGAAAAAGAGAAAAAACTCACGGATCTGCAGTTGGTGCTTATCAGATTATTGACGACACTTTAGATTATTTAGTTAACTCTGAAGGATTTAGTAATTCTGATATTTTTAATAAAGAAACACAAGATAGAATGGCTGTTGCTTTACTAGAAAGACGAGGTCTTACCTCTTACTTGGAAGGAGAAATAACTCCTCAGAAGTTTTTAGGTAATGTAGCTAAGGAGTGGGCTGGTATTCCAACGCTCAAAAATAAGAGTGCTTGGGAAGGGGTAGCAGGAAATAAAGCAAGAACTGACTATCAAACTGTTTTAGATGCTTTGCCTCGTTATTCAGATAAAGAAGAAACAATTCCTCTTCTTGTTCAAAGGGCTGTAAACGCAGGGGCTACTATTAGAGAAGTAGCTACAGTTCTTAACTTAGATGAGCTTTCTGTAGATTCTCTACTTAAATACATACCTCCTGCACCGAAGGTAAGCGACAAAGATCCTTTAGGTGAAGGAGCATCTGTCCCACCTAAACCAGATCTTTCTGCTTTTGATTTTGCAAAGGCTACTACTCCTGTTGCTCCGGGTCAAACTCCTTTAGGAGATGGTCCGCCTACGCCTGTAGCACCATCTTTACCAACAGTTGCTATGGCGCCTAGTGTAGCTAGTACAAATCAAACTCCTTTAGGGGCAGGTCCGCCTACGCCTGTAGCACCATCTTTACCAGCATATTCAGATATTTCTGATTCTCTTAATAAGAAACTAACTGCTGTCGCAGACTTTAATGCAAAAATGGCAGACTATGCTGGACGAAACGTAAGCAGGATAGAACAACAATCACTAGAAGAGTTAAATTCTGATCTTTCTCCTGAATTACAACAAAAATTTAGAGATATCCGACAAGCTGAATCTGACAAAGCAATAGGTGTAGTAAGGGAAATATCAGGTGGTTTAGCTTTGCAAGCTGCCGACGAACTCGAAGCTTTGTACCAATCATCTACCAAAGGAACATCTTACGCAGTTGAGTTGGATAATATTAAAAAAGCAAGAGATGAGTTTACATACTTGAATCCCGGCTTGTCCGCTGCAAGTGAAGCATTGGGTGTAGTGCCGGGTGCTGTAGGTAATGCGTTTTTACTTACTAGGTTAGGTATTGTAGGTATTCCTACTCAGGCTACTATCGAAGCTGGGACTTATGGGTTCATGTCAGGCGACTCTTTAGAAGAAAGAGCAATACTAGGCGCGTCGAGTGCTGCTTTGGGTTATGGCTCCGGTAGATTTATAGATTATGTTTTTAATCCTTCTCTTGTTACTAAGTCTACTAATGCAGATACATTACACATTGAACAAACAAAAGCTCTTCAAGAAGCAGCCTCCGCTAATAAAACTATAGTTCGTCCTGATGCTCAACTTACAGATAATCAAGTAGTAGATCAATTAATAATAAGAGAAACAGAGTTTTTAGCTGAAACTTTAGGTAGGCAAGGAGCAGATGTTACAGAGTTAGGTAATTTTAATATTCGTTTATTAGAGTTTGGCTCTGAAATGGGTGTGCCTAATAAACAACTAAATAAAATTGTATCTAAAAACAAAAGAATCGCTGACTTACGGAAATCTTCTACTAGAGGTTTTGTAGACGCTGACGATCTTAACGCATATCGTCGTGACCTTCTTGACAATGTAGCAGGAAGACTAGCCTTAGATGTAGGTAGAAGCATACCTGCTGCTCAAAGCACTCTTGTTAAATTACGTCGCTTAGGTTCTCCTCTGGCTACTTTAGCAGAAACTGTAGTAGGGAAGTCTTTTTCCGAAAGTATTATTCGTGGTATGAATCGTGTAGTACGTGGTCAGTCTGAGTTAGATCACATTTGGAAAGGGATGGAACAGCTACGTTCTCTTGCTAATGACGTTAAGTTTAATGATCTTCTTCTCGATGCAGTCAACGCTCAACGAATAGGCACCAAGGCAGCTTCAAGTGCTTTACAGGAAGCCAAGGAGTACGCTGATAAAGAAATAGGCAAAGGCGCAGGAGCAAGACTTCAAAGATTTTTTGATGATAATGTTGAGTTCAACGCACGTTACAGACGAGAGGTTACTAAAGGACCGCTTTCTAATATATGGATGCACTCTGCTGTAAAGTCAAGTGACCAAGATATGAGTCTTCGGGTCAACAGAGCTAGAGCCGCTGCTAAAGCAGAAGACGATGCTAGTAAGCAACGTAAGCGTAAAGCAATGGCTAAGGAAAGAGAAAAGGATCTTGAAGATCAATTAGAGTATGTCAATATTTTTGATTCTCATTGGCGGTGGCAACGCGAGACACTGACTCGCATGGAGCTAGGCAAACAACTAGGACTACGAACTTCAGGCGCTCCTCTTGCTGCACCTAATCTAAAAGATTTACCGAAAGCCCTTAGGAAAAAAGTAGAAAAAGGAGAAATGACTCCTTTGGAAGCTTTAGCTAAGATAGAGCAAGATACTTTTAAGTTGTTTGATGAAAAAATAGTAAAGGAAGCTTTATCTAGAGAAGGTTTAAGCGATCTTCAAATAAAAAATGCTATTGAAATACTTGACGACTTAGGCGTAAACGCTAATAGAGGCATGGCGCAAGAGTTAGAAATTGTCAGGTCTCTTGGCTATGTAGGGACAATTGCTAATCCCTACGGTGCCTTGATGAATGTACATGACTTGTTTAATGCTTCTTTTGAATTAGGTGTAGGAAATGTTTTAAAAGCCCTCTTCTCTCGTAATGGAATAAGATTCACTGCAGATGAAGTAGGTTTAGGACAACAGGTGTATGGTGACTTTGTTCGTCGCTCTACCAGAGGCGATCCTGATATTTTAGGTTCTTCTTTTATTCAGAAAATAGCTGAAGGTAGTGAAGATTTATTGAAGTGGTCTATGAAGTGGTCAGGTTTTTCTGATTTAGATAAGTTTGGTAAAGGACGCATAATGGGTGCTTCTTTTAATAAAGCTAAACAAGATATTAGATCAGGAAAATTTGACGAAAAATGGAAGCACAGTTTTAGTCGAGGTGAGATAGATCAACTTAAACGTGACATAGCGGCTAACAACACAACAAGTGAACTTGTACGTGATTTAGTTATGTTTGACTTGTTTAGACTACAGCCTATTAACCCAGCAGCACAAACATCTTTTGGTCTAGCTAATCCTAATGCTCGTTTGTTTTATATGTTGAAGGGTTTTGCTATTAAGCAGTTTGACTTAATGGAAAGACGTATTATTAGGGAATGGCAACAAGGAAACAAAGTAGAGTCGCTATCTAATGCTATGAAGTATCTAGTTCTTTCTGGGGGAGGTTACGGTGTTGTTAACGAAGGACGCCAAGTAATTAAAGGCGATGTGCCAAACCCTGAAGAAGCCGCTATTGCTGCGCTTTATCAGGTAGGATCAGTCTTTACGTTCGGTGCAATGGGTGCTAACGAGTATGGATTTGATAAGTTCATGGAAGATCCTGTTCATGCAGTAGCTTTGAATCTAATGCCTCCAGTAGGAGCTACCTTGCCTGCTTCTGTTCTAGAAGATGTTAGTGACGCTGTTACAAAGGGTGATCTTATTCCTGATGAAACTATAGAAGCTTTGCCTATAGTAGGAAAAACAATCAAAGGAACTGGGATACTAGACGACTAAAAAGGGGCCGAAGCCCCATAAGTTACAACTCACAGTTATTACCCGTGCAGGCTAACTGCTGAGACCCTTCCGTCATGTCAGAGTTCTCAGAGATGTTCCAATCAATCGTCTCTGGGAATTCCTCCTTCAGCTTCTCATAGGTCTCTAAATCTATAGGCTCGTAAGGAGCTTGTTGGTATGTGTGTTCGGAATAAGGAAGGAATGACACTCCACTTATCTTATCGAACTTGTTGTAAAGCCATTGTCCTACTTCAAGGAATTCACCATCCCTGTAATAGCACGTCATTGATGGCTTATGCTCACACCAATAGTCCTGATAGATCTCCCATAGTTCAAGTTGTTCCATAGCACCCATCTCAGACGCCACTACAGCCCCGTCAGGAGACTTTATAGGGAAGCTGAATACCTTGGTACTGGGTGACATTACATCGTCTTCTACAGGCACTCCTGCGGCTTCTAAGACTTGACAGAGGGGGTCTCTTGAGTCTGCTCTAACTCTTCTAATGTACTGATCTGCGTATCTAGGATGGATACCAGAAGCAGAATCAACAAGCTGAGAAACAGTACCGGAAGGCTTAACAGCAGTAATAGCGGTAGACACATTAATACCAAGACGTTTCGCCCAATCTGAATTAGTTTTAATAGCTTCTTCTTTAAGTTCTGTGAGCCATGTTTTAAGAACACCTTTATCTCTCCTTCCTGATAAGGTTGGATGATCCATAATACCTGTCAAGCTAACACCAAGCAGTGCTTCTTCTTCTGTGTTGTTTTTCCATACCTTACGTAGGTAACGAAAATCAGTTAAGGTAGCCTGTAAAGTTCCAAGGATAGT